GATAGGTGTACCTGTTTGTTCTTCATGCATTTCTGCATAAGCAGATGCTTGAATATAATAATTTTCATTGTACTCTTCTTTTCTAGGTTTAGAAGAGGTTTTAAAATCAATCACTGATAACTTGCCATTATATTCTGCAATACAATCCACACGACCAGCAATTTTGTATTTATCTGACCATAGTGAGGCTTCTTGAAAATAGATGTTATCTATATTAGATAATGCTTGAGTTTTTAATTGTCCAAATAGACAATATGCGAGAAAATCTTTTTTATGTTTATCATCGTCAAAATTATTATTTAAATAATCTTCACACATGTGGTGTACTTTTGTTCCACGATTTGCAGCAGTTCTTGCGATATGATTAGCAACATCTTCGCCAACACGTTTACGCCATTCCATTAGACCTTGTTTTGATCTACCAGATAATACTGTTGTTATTGACGGATACTTATTACCTTCAGGCGTGACATAAAATCTTTTCTTATTGATATTTACAGTCTGTAGGTTTGGTATTTCTACCGTAGTCACATGATTAAACATAATATACCCTTTTAATTATATAAGTTCTTTTGCAGAAGCAGTTGTTTCTTCAACTCTTCTTGTCCACCCTCTACCAAATGTATCGAATGTCGATAGTTCTTCGTAATATGATTGTCTAGCAGATTGATAGTTTTCAATAGATGTTTCTAATCCAACTTCTTCAACATAACTTTCTACTGCTTTTAAAGTGTTTGGGCCAATACCACCATCGACCGTGGTTCCAATCATCCTCTGTAGAAACTTTGCAGCTCTACCAGGTCCAGCATTAACACCAAAGTCAAAGACACAAAGGTCTAATCCATTTGGAAGGTCGTCACATTTACATTTATCCCAATAATTTTTTTTGTAAATAGGGTTAACATCTTCAACTAGTAAGTCTTTCATGTCTTTCTCTCCACCCCATTCTTCATACACTCTTTTAGTCACACCAAGATTTGTTTCCCCACCTGGGTCTTTTGGATGATTTACATATCCACCTTCGTGATGTAATATTTTTTCTAAACTTGATTCCCAATTGTTAATCATACTTCCACTCCTAAACCTAATTTGGTTTTTTCTATTAAATATTCTCTTACTAATCCACTTCTTACAATATCACCTATTGTAAATTCTGTGGTAGTAAATGTTTTCATGTTTTCTAATATTCTCATAAAGTCATGTAGACCATTTCTTTCATTTGTATCAACTAAATCTGATTGAAAGAAATCACCTGCAAAATGAATTTTTGTGTCTGCACCTATTCTAGTGATTACAGTATCTAATTCATGAAAATTCATATTTTGACATTCATCTACTATAACAATAGCATTGTCAAATGTTAGTCCTCTTAAAAATGATGTACTAGCAAACTGAATAGCACCTTGCGTTTTTAATCTATCGAATAACATTCTAAACGCATCATCATTTGGTTGTTTAAACATGTATTGTACCATGTTCTTATAATTTGTTTCAAACTGTTCAATGTTAGTATTATCAGATGCATTTTCTCTTGTTGGTGTAAATGCTCTAACAATAATAACTCTACTAGGTTTTTTATCTGTATTTAAAACTTCTTTAAGAGCATTGTATAATAAGACAAAAGTTTTACCTGTTCCAGCTGCACCAAATACAAATTGATTAACACCTTTTTTGTAGGAGTCAAAAACTTCTTTTTGATTATCTCCAATAGGTTTGATCTCAACCATGTCAGATAATTTAATTAAATCTAGATCACTACTCATTTAAATTCTCTTTATCATTTCCAAAATGTTTTTCCATACATGCCATTAAATCTTCGTACTCTGCAACTATCTTCATTTCTTTTTCTATTGTCTCTATAATATCAGCATGTTCACCAATACCTACAGGTTTTTCTAACATAACATTTACATTCGCCACATGTTTGTCTATATGACCTTGGGCGTGTGACATGAATGCTTTGTATAATATATCTTTTGTGTTCATTTGTCAAAGTCCTTTGTTATTTTCCCTTTATTTATGCCTTCTTTAATTACATATTTTTGTGTACCATTAGCACCAATCTCAACTTCTTTTCTTAGTGAACGAGAAAGACTCATAGTTTTGGCTTCTTTCTCTTTTGCTTTTTGAAAGTCTGTTAGTTGTCTGTGTCTGTCTCTAGTCATAGTGTATTATTTATTATTCCTTTTTTCGCCAGATTGTTTAATGATACCATGTTTACGCAATACTTCGTGTGTTTTAATATCTTTAGTAGATTTATTTCCATAGTTATCTGCTAACGCAGAGGTAGGATGTGCTTCTGCAATCCTTGATAAATTTTCTTTAAATCCACCATCTACTTTAGGGCCAACACCACCTATATGATCTCCAACAAGAGCAGGTGCAGATACCTTTTGTTGAAAATCAGTATTCTTTTTTAAAAATTCTTCAAGTTCATCCCAAGTACAAAATTCTTCGTACTCGTCACCTGTATTTTTATTAACCAAAGTATATGTTGGCATTACTTCTCTTCTTTAAAAATTGGTAAAGTATATTGTTTTACCTTAACTCTTTTAGGGTCAACAACAATCTTTGGTGCATCTTTATATCCTACACTTACAGAATTTTCTAATGCCTTTACAGTTCCGTCAGCAAGTCTTATAATATTTGCGTTTCGATCTTCTTCTTTTTGTGTCATCTTAATCAATCTGTACCTCCTACTTTAAAAAAATGCGAGGGGTGTTTTGTTCCGTAAAACCAATGTTTTTTTCCCACCCTTTTTTTTCTTTTCTTCAGAGTTTTCTTTTTTTTCTTTTTGAACAGATTTTTTAAATATTCTATCATAATTATCCTTATACAGTTTAGTCGTTATTCTAGATTTACCGTCCCATTTTGATTTCATTATCCTACTATAATAAAACTTTTTTAGTCTTTTGTCAAGAGATTTTTTTCCATTTCTCTAACTTTTAATATCATTCTTGTTGTTCTTTTATCATAATCTTGAGTTTCAGAAAACTTATCTAGTGTTTTAATTAGTCTTATTGCATCTAGACTTTGATTTTTATCTAACATAACCTTTCTTAGTTTTCTAAAATCTTCATATGCTGGATGTTCATTTAACAATCTAACATATTCTCTTACAGATGAACATTTAGTTTTAAACTTTCTAACTCCCCAACCTGGCCAATCTTCTATACCCTCTGGTAATAAGTGTGATACTTCAGATGAAAAAGTTCTAATACCAAAAAGATTATTTGCCTTTTTTGCAAATCTTGATTTGCCCCAACCAGTCTCTAAAACTGCTTGTCCAATAATCATTTCATATGGTACTCTTTGATCATATGTAATTGTCATATTTAAAAAGTCAATGCATTTATGCATCGCTTGAACAAATTGTACATTGTTAGTATATTCAAAAGCAGGTTCATTTAAACCTAATACTTTTATTTTTTGTATTATTTCTAAATCGTATTCTTGTTTAATATCTCTTTCAATACTTGAGTTTGGGTGGAATGTTCCATATACAAAAGATGCAACTACAATTGCCATACCTGCAAATAAACATTTAGTCCAAAACCAACTTTTATGTATCCATTTATCCCAGCTCATATTATCCTTGTAAGTACCATTCTGGCGTTGGCCTCGCTTTCCATGTCGCAAAACTTTTTTTCTCATTGATATAGTATTTATGATATGCTTGAATGACATTATCACCTTTGCAATAGTCTGGCATACACTGAGGTAGTTCAGTTATAGGACCCTCTGGTATATTCATAGGTGCTCTTTGTAAAAACAACGAGGGTTTACTTGCACCATGTATTTTTCCGTATCTATGTTTAAATTCTGCAAGAGTAGCCATGTATAAAAAGAATAGTTTGTAATAATTACCTGATGTTTGTCTTAACCATATACCATCTGGGTGTTTTACATGTGACGCTTTATATAAAAAATTTTCTCTATCATCATCTAATCGCCATCGTTTTGCTTTACGACCTGTCTTAGTTGTACCAATGTATTCAGTTCCGTCAAGAACCCTATGGGCAGTACTCAATAATTGAGCATATTCAATAGGCATTTTAACAATATGTTTATCACAATGCATTTCTGCACAAATTGCTGGGTCTTTGTTTAATTCAAATATGTTCATGATTCTATAATAACCTACTTTACGTCTATTGTCAATATCTTTTTTTTCCTTGTTTTTAAATACTTTTTCCACTTCTTATTAATTGTCTCTTGTTTTCTGTATGCTTGTCTTTCCCAAGGTTGTTTATAATAATCAAAGTATTCATATTGATACCCACGCCACCAAACTTTAGTACCTTTTTTATTTAAATCTTTTAGTATACCTTTTGCGTATTGTTCTACATGTGTCAATTCGTGAAATACTAATGTCGTAAAATCATCACCTTTTAATTCTTTGTTAAGTTCCATTTCAAAATGTTGTCTACCTTCATTTCCCTTTTCTACAAATCCATGACAATCAGATAATTCTGATTCAGGTCTTAACCAAATCTCAATGTCTAGTGATCTATGTCTCGGTAGATAATTATCTATGTACCAAAAACACATTTCATAAACGTCTGATCTTTGTTTTTTATTACCACCGTCAACACCGACAATATTACCTGTAAATTTTTTATCCATTTTTTAAATCTTCTTTATCTACGAGTTGATAATTTCCCTTATTATATGCTATACTTATCGCCTTGCCTTCTGGTAAATCTAACTTAGGTAATACTTTTTTAGGTGATGTATATGTAATTTTGTCAGATGTAGGAATTAAACATCTATCAGATGAGTAATCTGGCATATCATAACCAGAAAAACTATTTGTAATAATACCTGTGTCTATATCAATATTGACACCTAAAGATTTAATATACTTGTAATGTTTTTTTAATTGTGACATAGTTCCCTTAGAAAAAAAGAGGGGCGTATCCGAATGGTCGCCCCCCTAAAGTACCCACTTTTCACTTCAACCTCATAATATAGTGTGGGCATGGGTTATGCATTTTGATGATGAGGTTGAGAGGTCGCATAACCCAATTCATAAATTCTAGTTATCTTCTTGTAATGTTAATGCACCAAATGCTGAAGTCAATCCTAAACCAAGACAGATAAAAAATGCTGTCCAATTTTCTTGACCCATACAATGACCACTGCAATCTTCTATAAATCCAACTGCACCGATCAACATCAATATAGTAAATCCTGTTAAAAATGTTTTCATATTAACCTCTCTATTTTAAATATAAAGGACCTGTCCATTGAATGTGGTATCCACCTTCTAAAACATTTCCTCTTGCTTGATTTAACGCAGGTTTATTATAACCCGCCGCTTTAAATATATCACCCTTTTTAAATTTAGGGTTATTGATATTAACAAAAGCAAATACGCCTCTGTCTCTTACAATCTTGATATACTTTTGTCCAGCTTTTACTTTGATCTTGTCATCCCAAGTATCAACTTGTTCTTTTGAATAACCTGATAACTCTTTGCCACCCATAGTAGACCATTTAATATAGTCTTCTTTGGCACCGTTCATCATGTTATCAACACCTCTGAATAGTGTATCTGCTGTTTTTTCTACTTTGTACATATTAACCTCTCCTTTGTTATATAGCTAGAATATCAAGCATATGATATAAAGTCAAGGGTTAATTTGGCATTTATTCAAAAAATGCACTCTGAAAATGTGTTGATTTTCCTACGTTTCCTGTAAGTTGTATGTTCCAACTTATCGATGTTCTACTTTTGTTCCCTTTTAATACAGGAACCCAATGAGAAATCCAACTAGGAAATAGATAGATTCGATTCGTTTTTGATTTGTATTCTAGAACATTTGCATTATCTAGATTCGGTGTAGATGTAGGAACAATGACATTTGCTTGTACTCTAGGGTCTGAGAAACAAATACCAGAAGTGTCCTCTGCATCTGTATAAAACACACCACTGTAAAAATTATTAGAATGTGTGTGTGGTGCGTGATACTCACCAGGTTTTAATACATTTGCCCACATGTCTGTAATTTTAATATCATCGAATTGATAACCTAGTTTTCCACGAATCAATTCTTTATTTACATCTATGATATATTCTGCAAAATTTTTAAAATTACTTTCGTTATGTAGATTAGGTCTAGATTGCCAATTAGGAATATGTTGTTCATATCCTAGTTCAATTATTTTACTTAATTCTTTTACATATGGATAGAAATCATCCATTTGAAAAATATGTGTAGGGAATATTCTTTGATGATTTAATTTTCTCATTACATTATCCAAGTCATGCATGTGTAGCGATCACCTTTGGTGACTTTAGCAACTTCATGATCAAACATGAAATTACTAGGAAAGACAATTACACTACCTTGTGAAAGTTTATATTTGTATTGTTGATCACACATAAGAAACTCACCACCTTCGTATGTGTCGTTTAAGAATACTAATGATGTAAGATGAGGATAACCAAGTTTTTGTCCATGACTTTTGTAAATATTGTCAGTATGGTTTCTCATAAATCCATTTACACCATAATGATTTAATCTAAATCCTGTATATGCTACTGGTGTAATTCTAGGATATTCTTTTATGTATGAATGAACACACTCTTGAAAAGTTTTATCTAATGCATTATGATATTTTTTACCTGGTCTTATCCAATGCTCTCTCATACTAACACTAGACGAACCAGTGTTTTTTGTATTAGAGGAAAAAGTTGAATCTTTCCAAATACCATTTTCTTTATAATGAACAATTAGATCATTACAAATGGTTTTGTCTAACTTAGACTCATATACTTTAATATAGTTTCCGAGAACCAATTTATCACCTATGCGTCTTTTCTATTATACTGTTCGTTCCAATTAAAAGCTTCTTTAACTAAATCTTTTGACAGACCTTTATATACTTGATGCAATTTTTTATCTTTTGCATTTACAAGTAGTCTTGCTTCTGATTCATGTAAACCTTCTAACATCTGTACAAACATAAGTTCTTTTTTGTACTGAGGTGTATCTGCATCGCCACCTTTAACGAAACGATATAGTTTTCTAGATTCAGAATGAAGTCTTGTATGATCAGTTCCTGCTGGAACATCATTTGCCTTAAATGGTACTTCACCTTGTGGTAATATCCATTCGATTTTTGGGTCGAATGAAGACTTGATTACCATTCTTAATGGTGCAGAATCATTTGTTCTCAAAACTTTTAGTTTATCTGCTTTTGTTTTTGCTTTATGCACTTTATCTAACACTTCAGATATTAACAATGTATTAGAGCTATTACCTGCTGTATTAAATATATTTCTTCCTGTTGCCATTTTAAAAGTCTCCTATACTTTCTGTGAGTATCTTCAATCTACTATTGATAAAGAAACTCAATATTTTACTTCGATCTCCACATGGAGCTTCGTGAAATATTTTTAATATGTTTTCTGAAAGTTCAACAGGGATATTATCCAAGTCTATAAGAGTTTTATTACGTTCATAATTTCTCATAACTTCTTGCGTTGCTGTTGTGCCTTCAAACTCACCGTCTTTCCACGCTTCGATCTTTTTTTTACTTAGGGGTCTTTGTCTTAAACCTTCTACAAATACATTATCATTTGACAACACATTAGGAATACCGTCAGACGAGTCCCCTTTCAATATATGTACTTTTATATAGTCGATTGGGTCTTTGCCATTTACTATTTTCTTTAGTATCGGACTATATTGTCGTACTTGCTTATATTTATGCAATTGTATGAAGTCTTTATCGCCACTGACAATCATCATTTTTTCATCGATGTTTTTTGCCAATACTGCA